CTTGACTTCCAACTCACACTCGACGTATTGCGTATACGCGGCCTGGATTCGTTCATTAGAACACTCCTTTTTGATCTTTCCGAACGCCATTGTTATCTGGCGCACGGTCTGGATCGCCTGTATAGACGGATCGTCGAGCAAACACCCACTCCACCGGTCGAAGACCAACTCCAATAGCCCACCTAGAAAAATAGCGAGCTTACCCCGCTTGCGGAAACCCGCAAACAGGGAGGGAGTGACGGCACCATCGGCAAGGGCCCTATGAAGGTCCTTACCGTAGGCCGGCAGGGCAATCGTGATAAACGATTCCCCCTCAGCTTCGAACCGCACCGTGACGTAATTAAAGTCACGGCTGGTGCTTGTGTGACACCGCCTCTCCGCATCTGCGAAGAGGCACTGTAGAAGTAACATCAGGCTTTTCAATCATTCCTCCAATGGGGGTAGTGATATCCATAGCCATGGCGTTAGCTGAGAAGGTCGACTATTAACGCATAATGATCACAACAAAAGCTGTGATCATAAGCACAATAGCTAACCTCCAGGCAAAGGAGAGAGCGATTAGCTCTCTCCGCCGATGATCTTGATCAGAAGGGCGTCAGTAGACGCGGTCAAGGCGGCGATGAGCCCCTTGACAACATCCTTCTGCTCAGTCACCGTGAGACCCACAAGAGGCACATCGATGTTCACAAAAGCGGACATCGAGGCCTCCCGGTTGACTCCTGCAAGCAGGGGGTCAGCCGCGATCTTGGAAAAGTCGACACGCACCGAACGGCGCGTACGAGTCTTTCCAGGATTGTGAGTCACACGAAGGCGGACCGTTCGGTCATCCTTCGTGTAAACGGCGGTGTCAACACCAGATCCGGTACGGGGCAGTGAATGCGCCGTACCACCAATGGTGATAGACTGAGGATCGGCAAGTGCCATGGCATTACTCCTTACAGGTGATCGTGCGTCCCAACGGGCGCACTACTTGTGGGTGGATTGCTACTTTCGGGACATCCCGAGAGCAGCGAGAATGGCCAATTGATTGTCTGTTAGAGACTCATCAGTAAAGCCAAACCCGAAAGGGGACGCTTTCTCTCTGTGCTTGGTAACACGAGAGGTGGTTTGTGAATACGCACCCATCCCTGGGACGCGTGTCCACGCTGACGAAAGAGAGCCCGTAGGCTTTCTGTACCAGAGGCCTTGCGGCCAACTGGTCGTCTTGATCTCATGCGTTGTTCGCATAAGATAACCATATTGCATCACAAGGTCGTCAGAGAGTAATGCCGAGGCATTACCAACTACGTCACCGAAGTTGATGAACCAATCTGACAGCCATGTCCAAGGTGCTAGGTTCCAAAGAACCTCAGGATCGAGGCGAGTCCCCATCAGGAGATTCGCTTCGTTCTCAATTTGAGCAAGATGCTCCAGTGCTTTTGGCACTGACCGGTGATAAAACCGGAACGCACCACTAAACCAAGTTTTTGTGATGGTTTGGTTAACTTGCTCTGGCACCTGTCCAGCTGGGCGAAAAGACAAGTGTGTCTCTGGGGGATAACCCCAGGGCGTGCCTGTTGCCCTTCGATATTCGCTAGCGCTAGCAGTAAACTGCAGCGTCTGGTCCACATCGATCTGGTCTGGAAAATGGATTCTTCTCCTTACCAACCTCTCAATATCTCTCTCGTATTGCAACAAGAGAGTTTTTGAAGTTGATACCAGCTGTACTAATGCAGTTAGATCTCTCAAGATAGGTACCCAACCAAACTGAAGGTTAAGGTACTCCTTGCCCCCGCTGCGAAACAAATCAACGAGGGTTCGAGATCTTCCAGCCAAAGAGCCGATCAAAGCGGGAATTCCCTCTTTGCGAAGCTCTCCAATAGTAACCGAAAGGTCTATTTGGGGCTTGTTGGGCCGAGCGCGTTTTACCGCCTCTGCGCCCTTCATGAATAGTAACTGCTGGGCATTGCTCAACTCGGGATCGCTATAAAAGCCGATCGTCGGGTGGTACGCTAACAAAAGCGGACCATCGTGGTGAACGTCGTAGGCAGGTAAAATATTGCCTGTTTGAGTCAGAACGGACAGAGTCCGATGTGACGATTCGACGCGAGCACGCTGAGTAATGAAGGAGGAACCAAAATCGCGGTGGGTAATATACCACTCAAGACTGCTTCCCTTCTTGACATAGCCATCTCTTCGATAGCGCTGCCAAATCGGGAAAGCAGAATTATGCGATAAGGTTCTCTGCATCTCAATAATTTCTTCAGATGCAAACGTAGACAACCCAGTAGTGGCGTTGTATACGGATCCACTGATCGAAGCCTTGGTATTACGGCTTTTGATCTCCATGGACGTTCCTTTCTACAGAGGGTTGTAGGGTGTGTTACACCCGTGACCCAGACACAAGTGCCTGTGGTGCCCCTAAC